GATTATGGGTTTTCAAGGGGCAGACGTTGGTCGTTTTCTAAACGCAACTAAAGACAAACAAGTATTAGAAAAAAGTTATCGTTTACCCAAACAGCCGTGGCATGAGGCGCAACGTATCGTTAGTCGAATACATAATAGGGCACCTAAGTCTTGGAATCCGCGCTCTGACAACGGCTCTGTACGTTGGCATCAGTCATTACAGGACATTCCGTTACATGAAGGTGAGTGGACGATTATGGGTCGCACCAATCATATCGTGTCAGGTTATGCAAACATGTTACGAGAGGACGGTATTGTATTTTCACGCAATGGTAGACTGTCTATATCGCAAAAGACACACGACGCAGTTCGCAACTGGCAATCGTTAATAACAGGGACACCTATTACAGCCAAACAAATTAGAAACATCTACAGCTTCATGAGTAGTGGCGTTGGTTTTAAAAGAGGTTATGGGCCACGATCTAAGGCACTATTAGCGTTAGATGAGCAGATGGAAATAACGTATGAGTATGCCGTGCAATCGTTAGGTTTGATGATAGACAGAGGTAAAGATTGGAACTTTGCCTTGGATAAACTTGACACAGATACTCAAGTGTATATCCTAAGTGCTTTAAAACGTGGAGAAAACTTAGACTCTCCTCGCATAAAATTAAGCACCATACATTCTATGAAAGGTGGAGAAAATGAAAACATTGTGGTTATACCAGACTTATCACCCGCAGCTTATCAAAGCTATATGCACAACCCAGACATCGAACATCGCATCTATTACGTAGCGGTGACTCGTTCGAAAAGCACACTTCATTTTATCGAACCGCAAACAAATAGGTTTTACACAATCTAATGCAAGAAGAACTAATATTTGACGAAAAAGTATGGACACCACCAGAGTCTTTTCCAGACTTATCTCAAGAAAAACTATTAGCCATAGACGTAGAAACTAAAGATCCTAACCTTACCACTAAAGGTGCAGGGTGGTTTAGGGACGACGGACACCTCATAGGCATCGCTGTAGCGTCAAAAGAGCAACAATGGTATTTTCCCATGCGTCATGAAGGTAGAGGCAATCTTAGCCCAAATTTGGTGGCTTCTTGGCTATGTGACCAGTTATCTTATGGCATGGACGTAGTTATGCACAACGCTCAGTACGATTTAGGGTGGTTACATCATGAGGGGATCAAGGTTCATGGTTCGGTGTTCGACACGATGGTAGCCGCAGCACTGCTTGACGAGAATAGGTTTAGTTACTCATTAGATGCGTTAGGTAGCACTTACATAGGTAAAAGAAAGGCCAATTTAGAGTTAAATACCACCGCTAGTCAGCATGGGGTCGATGCGAAGAAAGAGATGTGGCGATTACCTGCCGCTCGAGTTGCCAACTATGCCGAGACAGATGCCAGAATTACTTATGATTTATGGTCGGTGTTGCATCAAAAATTAATACAGGACGATTGTAAAAATATTTTAAATTTAGAACTAGCACTAATACCCATCATTTTCGAGATGAGAAAAAATGGCATACGCATAGATTTAGAACAAGCAGAAAAAACTAAAAAGGTTTTGGAGACAAAGGAGAAAAAACTTCTACAAGAAGTAAAAAAAGAAGTAGGCTTTTTTATAGAGCCTTGGAATGCAACAAGTCTGGCAAAGGCTTTTGATACATTGGGGTTAGATTATGAAAGAACGCAAAAATCGGGTGCACCAAGTTTCACGAAACATTTTCTTAGCAACCACGAACATCCTATCGCACAGAAAATTCTTGAGATTAGAGAATTTAACAAAGCGAACACTACGTTTATCGACACTATTTTATCTCATCAGCATAATGGCCGCATTCATTGTGAGTTTAACCAACTTCGTAGTGAAGTAGGGGGCACCGTTACTGGTAGATTTTCATCGAGCCATCCTAACTTACAGCAAGTTCCTGCTAGGCATCCTGAGATAAAAAAGATGATACGAGGTTTGTTTTTACCTGAAGAGGGTAAATTATGGGGTAGTTTTGATTACTCTGCACAAGAACCACGGTGGTTGATGCACTATGTAAGTTTAACACCTACAACCAAAGACGATCATCGGGTGCAAGAGATAATTAAACAGTATCACCAAGAGGACTTTGATTTTCATCAAATGGTGGCTGATTTAGCAGGAGTAGAAAGAACGATAGCTAAAACAATTAATTTAGGCATCATGTATGGCATGGGGTTAGGTAAATTATCTAATGTATTAGGCGACATATCTATGGGAGAAACAAAAGAGATACGAAATGACTATGATGATAAAGTGCCGTTTATCCGCGAGATAGCCAACGCTGTGGCAAAGGCAGCGGAGTCTCGTAAAGAGATTCGAACCTTATTAGGTCGTAAATGTAGGTTTCCGATGCGAGAGAAAGGTGTGTATGGTAGTAAAAGCTCAGAGTTTTTACATGTGGATAGGCTAGAAAGAGAGTGGCAAGCAATACTTGATGTGCCGATAGAAGAACGAGAAAAAGACTGGGAGTATCGGAACCCTAAGTTTTTTAGGGTAGCTAATACTTACAAAGCTCTGAATCGTTTGATACAAGCGTCTAGTGCAGATCAAACCAAACAAGCGTTACTAAACTGCTATAACGAGGGTTTTACCCCAATGTTGACTGTGCATGATGAATTATGCTTCTCTATAGATAAGGAAGATGTAAGTGAAATTAAGGATTTGATGGAAAACTGCGTTAAAATGCAAGTGCCGTCAAAAATAGATGTAGGATTAGGAGAAAACTGGGGAGAAACGAAATGATAAAAAATTTTGGCTTTTATTTATTTATGGTATTGTATTTATTTTTTGGAGCGTTAACGATAATATCTTGTGGTATTGTAGGTGTAATAATTACCACTTTATTAAATTTAAAAGGGTGTAACGATAGTGGCCAGAAGTCCATCACCAAGACCTAGACGACAAAAAAATATAGCCAGAACTACCACTGGTAAAAACCCTAACTTTCGCCCTACAAAAAAGGGTGCAGGTATGACGGCTAAGGGCATTAAAGAATATCGTAAAAAGAATCCTGGCTCTAAATTACAAACTGCGGTAACGGGTAAAGTCAAACCTGGCAGTAAGGCAGCTAAAAGGCGTAAATCATTTTGCGCTAGATCGTTGGGTCAACTCAAAAAATCATCAGCAAAGACAAGGAACAATCCTAATTCTCGTATTCGACAAGCGAGAAGACGTTGGAAATGTTAGTATGGATGACGACATTCTTGAGGCTAATATCCGCAGTGAAATACGGAATTGGTCAAAAACAGCACTAGAAGTACCAAACAAAGAGTATAACGATTTTCCTGTATGCCCGTTTGCAGCTAAGGCTTGGAGCGACAATAAGGTTGATATTCAGTTTAAATATAGTTGCTCTCCAGAAGTTTTTTACGAAATTCTATCTAATTACAACGATAAATATGAATTAGTAATTTTAGTTGACTTTGAATTTGACGAAGAGCCAGAGCGATTTTATGAATATTTAGATGGCATGAATGAGTGCATATCAAATGCTAATTTTACCGATAGGGACTTATATGTTATGGGTTTTCACCCAGACGATGAGGCAAATCCAATCATAGATCATGAGGGTTTTGAACAAACAGTGGATGTAAGCTATGCTATGATTTTTATACAAAGATTAAGTTTACTGTATAAATCATCACAAAAGTTAAGTATGCTTAATTACTATAAAAGAGAAAGCGGTGATTACGAAGCGGAAACTATTATGAAACGTAGAAAAGAGCTATATAGGAGATTATAAAATGCCTGGTATGAGAAAAACTGGTATGCGCGGTGGCGGTATGAAAACTAAAATGAAGCGTGGTGGTGTTAAAAAAACTGGCATGAAACGTGGCGGTGTTAAAAAAACTGGCATGAAACGTGGTGGTGTTAAGAAGACAGGTATGCGCGGTGGCGGTATGAAAACTAAAGTCACAATGAAACGTGGCGGTGCTATGAAGAGAAAGAGAAAGTAATATGCCTCCTAGAACTAAAAGCAAAACTACTAAAAAGAAGTCTACGACAAAAAGCGGTGCTAAACCAACTAACCCTGCTTTATACGCAAGAGTAAAAGCAGAGGCGAAGCGTAAGTTTGATGTTTATCCCTCAGCTTACGCTAATGCTTGGTTAGTTCGAACTTACAAAAAACGTGGTGGCGGATACAGGTCTAAGTAATGGCTAAACCTAAAGGCGGTTTAACGGAGTGGTTCGGTAAAGGCTCTAAAGGTGATTGGGTCGATATTGGCGCACCTAAAAAAGATGGAAAGTTTCAATCTTGCGGTAGAAAATCTACAAAGACCAGTAAAAGAAAATATCCTAAATGTGTGCCTCGAGCTAAAGCTAGGAGCATGAGCAAAGAACAAATTACTAGTGCTGTTCGTAGAAAAAGAGCTAAAGCTCAAGGCGTGGGAGGTAAACCTACAAATGTCAAAACTTTTAAAGCGAAAGCAGGTGGTTTAGCAAGTAAGATTGCGATAGGTTGTGGAGCAATAATGAACAATAGGCGTAAAAAAACTAAATACGCTTAACCCTGTTTACGAGGACCAAAGAACGGGTTGCGTAAACCAATACCCCTCATTTCTCTAAAATTTCTCATGGGACTTTCACCAAAACCTGGTGGAAAAGGTCTGCGAGCAGGTCTAAACCCAACAGGTAAACCAAATCTAGGTGGTGGCGGTGGTCTAAAACGATCAAATCTTCCTAAAATACCGTCTAATCCAAATGTAAATTCAGGTGGTGTGCCTACTGGTCTAAAAAAACGATTATCAATTCTAGGTCGTGCAATTGGTGGTGGTAAAGGCTCAAAATCATCAAGTTGTGGAGTGGACGTTACTGGTTGATCTAAATTTGTTACATTTTCCCCTCTTAAAGTATTAAAAACTTTATTGAAAAACCCACCCATTGCTGGTTGTTCCATAACAGGCTGTTCCATTGGTGGTGTCATTGGTGGTGCCATTGGTGGCTGTTCCATAACAGGGGGTGCCATTGGCGGTGGTTCTTGCACTGGGGGCGTTGTTGGTATTCCCATAGGAGGCTGTATATTGAGTTGCTCCGAAGGAAGTGCGGGTTGTGGCTGAGGTATCATAGGTGGTGGCGTTGGTTGTGGCGTTGGTGGTGGCATTGGTTGTGGCGTTGGTGGTGCCACTGGTTGTGGTGCTGGAGCTGTTGGTTGTGAAAAACCAGGAATCGGTACAACTCTATTACCTTGTATTTGTAAACCACTTTGAGCTAAAAATGGACGGGGATCCATGCCTATTGAAAAACCTCTTGGAAACACAGATTGTGGATTAAATACTTGTAAAGAACCTAAACCATTAGCCATTTTTTTACCCTTTAATTTTTTTATTAATATATAGAACTAATGCGTAAACTACAAGCCCATCATTCCCAGACCTTTGTTTTTGATGGATTAACATAGGTAGGTAAACAAGTAGCTGCTACTTCTGGACTATTAAATTTTTTGTCTGGAGGAAAATAATTTTGTCTCCTAATAGTTTTAGCAAAATACATACATCGATTTAAATCTTTCCAGTAAGTTCTATCTCCATAGGGTTCACCATCAAGATAAACGGTTAACATGAAAACTAATAACACTCAACCACCTAATGAGAGTATATAAACAAAGCCTACCAATAACCCAACAATCGCAATACAACCTAGAGAGACAAATATAAAATCAGCTGTCTTTCTTTTAAACTCTGCTCTTGCGTGTACTTGGCGTTGACGCTCTGCACGTATTTCTCGCTCCATTTGAACAAGGTCATTCCAGGCTTCTTTACCCCAAGTATAGGTCACTAATTCGTAGATCTGCTTCCTGCCCTCCGCCATTTTTCTCTTTGCAATAAGGGCATCGAAGGCTGCCTGTTCACAGGACTTACTATCAGTAAGTTTTTTAAATAATGACGGTTTTTTTGCTCTTCGTTCTGCGGCATTAATATCTGATACACACTCAAACCATCGGCTAATGTGACCCATCGCAGATTCTAGCTCACGACCTGAATTAACAGCTTTAGTAACACCGTTGATACATTTACCAGCTAGTGCAATAGCGGCTGTGACGGACAATGGATCAGGCATCTACTTCCACCAAATAAGTGTTGCTACAATGAACCCACAAACACTGGTTGAAATCAACATCAGTATTAAATAGGGATACATCTCTTTACAAAATTGATGTATTGCTTTCTTTTTAGTTTGCCCGCTATGTGTACGTAAATGTCTAAATAAGTCTTGTGTCATACTTTTACCTTCTTTATCTACACTTTTGATTAAATGTACCCAGGTCATTTTTTACTCATCCATGCTGAAACGCCAAAATAACCACATACAACACCTGCCATAGCAAGGTAGTACATAGATATAAGCTCTTCGAGAACGTCTAGCTTTTCAGTAGATATTAGGTCGGTAAGTAGTATGATTGTAAGAATAATCATGCTAGATAAAGCAATCCATGACATCTTTTTTTGAGTTTGTAGTTTCTCTAGCTGTATCAGCTCTTTACTACTCTGTATCTCATCATCACTAACGATGCCATCGTGATCTAAGTCAAAACCTTCGAAACGACTATCCCTCTCCAGAGAATGAGAGCCTTTCGTAGTTTTTACCGTTGTATTTGAGTGCTTTTTTTCTATTGTTTCCTTTGACATAACTACAATGTACCCAGCCTGAGTTTGGTTCTCCTTCACGGTAGAACTCTAAAATTAATTGATCGTAGTCCAAATTAAGCATAATCCAATGTGCCAAATCTTCATTGCTTATATGCGGTACTTCAAAATCAACCGCTTCTCCTTTTACGTGTTGAGAACTATCACTAGATCCTATCGCACGATTCAGTTCTAAACAACGAAAACCGCTAGATGGGCGCAAAGGCACCCCATAATTGGTTCTAACAGGTTCTAGTATGTTTAGGCATACATTCTTCAAAGATTCTATTTGCGTGTCGTCAGGAGCGTTTTTAATGCCTTTACGCTCTGCTGTAGAAGACTTGGTTAGCTCCTGTAAGGTAAAATGGTCAGATAAACGCATGTTACACCAACCCTAACGCTTTTCGCCTCTCAATGTCTGCTAATAGTTGTTCGCCTGTACCCATGCCAGGTGCCACGGGCCGTGGTTGTTGGTTCGCTAGTGGTGTAAAATTGCCTGTGTCGGGTAAGTTTAAATCTTGCACCTGTTCTCGCGCTCGTTCAATTACAGGTTGTGCTTGCTCTCTTGCTTCTTCAACTAAAGGACCAATTTCTGTCTCTGCCCTTTCAAAGCCACTACCCACACTAGTACCAGTCAATTGTGTCGTTATAATACGAACGGCTGTTACTGCTGCCTCTATTGCTTTTTCTGCTGCTATATTTCTATCTCCTAAACGAGCACCACCTCCCTCAATTGCTCTTTGTGCTGCATACGCTCTTAATCTAGGGCTTGTAAAAAATTTCATAACAGCTTTATTTCGCAAAGCTCTTGATAGACCTAAAATGGCTGCGGCTCCACCTAAAGCAGCTAAAGGATTAAGTATTAATGCTCCTGCAAAACCTGCTGCATAGGCGGCTGATGCCAACCCTGCTTTGCCCTTTAACACAGCATCTGAAATAACAGCTCCTTCTTTGCCTATTTTAGTTATATCATCAACAAATTCTTTGCCAAGAATATCAGTAACTAAACCGTTTCTATTTAATTCATTTAAATTTTTGAGTAATTCAGTGTTAAATTTACCTTCCTGTATTAATTCCCCAAATTTTCCTTGCATTTCAAGGGGAATTAATCGCGCCACGACTGCATCTTTTACTCTTTCTATTCCTTCTCCATCTGGACCTAACTCGGCCTTTAATCGGGTAATAGATTTAGGATTTTTTCTTAAATGCTCAATTAGTTTATCAGCATCAAAATCCTCTCCACCTACAGCTTTGAAAAAACTTTCTTGTCCTTGAAGATCTAAACGCTCTTTATCTTTTAACAACTTATCTAAAACTACATCAAGTTCTTCTGTAGATCCTAAAAATTCTCTTGATAAAGCTCTTTCACCAGAAATCCTAGCGGCCTCTTCTGCAAGACGATCGCCCTCCAATCCGCCTAATTTAAAGCCGTCCATTAAATTTTTTACTTCGTCATATCTATTACCAAAAAGTTCTTTTTGTGTGGCAACGCCTAATTGATCAAATTTATTAGCAAGTTGTCGATATGAAGCACCCCCAGTAACAGTCCTTATATTAGAATTCAACCAAGTTCGCGCTAAAGTATCTCTAAATTTATTAGCAAATTGTTCGGGATTAATATTTCTTTTAGATAAATCATCGTACTGTCGTAATAACTTAACATACTCATCAGTAGCAGATTGTCTAATAGGATCATCAATCGGTAATTTTTCTAAACTGTCATCAAGTTGAATAATTCCTTTATTTTCTCGAACTTTTTCTAATTGACTTTTTACTAAAGTTCCAGCCTCATCTAATTTTACATTACCATCTGTAATTCTTCCTTCTTCAAAAAGTTTAGCAGCATCTTCTAACAAGGTGGGTCTTGAACTTTCTCTTATTTTTAAAAGAGCATCTTCTACTTGTGCAGATGGCGTTATAGCTCTTATAAAATTACGTATTAAACCAGGTTGATTTGGTTTAACCATAGTGTTGACTACACTTGCCATATCTGCAATAAAACCATTATCAATTTTTGCTTTCAAACTATTATTTATGCCAGAATCAATTATATCCATTCCCTCTGCATAAAATTTATTTGCTTTTTTTAATCTGCCTATTCCATCTTTTATCGCTGTGTCTTCTAATAAATTTAATGAATTTATTTTATCTAACATAGCGTTATCGATTGAATTAATTAAATTACCTACTAATTGATCGGCAGGTTGACCTTTTATTCTTGGGTCAGCTCTTGTTGCTCTAATAGCAGCTTTAAGAGCAGGTATATCTTTAATATTTAATTCATCTGATTGCTTAATTAAATTAAAAATGGGTAAATCAGCTACTTCTTCTAAACTCGCTTTTGAAATAGCTTCTCTTTGTAAAACGCCATCGGTTATTACGTCTTCACCTAACTCTTTAGCCTTTACTTGAGTTTTAAAACCAGCGTCTTGTAAAACTTTTTTTAAATTAGCCAGACTAATAGTAGAATTTTCAACACCTAGTTGATCTTCAGCAAGTCGATATAAATTGCGTGAGTGAATATTAAATAAATTAATAGCTGGTTCAAGCGTTTTTAAAAATTCTGTTGCATCTAAGTCTGGTGCAACTTTAAACGCATCCTCTAAACCTTTAAATTGAGCTGTTAAAATGCCATCTATTGCTTTTTGTGCATCACCATAAGCTGTTTTTTCATCTAACATCCTAGCAGATAATCTTTCAATAAAAGGTTCAAGTCTCTCTGCTACAGCAGAACTGGCCTCTTCTTGAGTAATTGTCCCTTTTCTAACTTTATCTAGTTGATCAGCAATAAACTTGGTGTTTTGCGCGGCCAACTCATCATTGGGAAAAATTTGTTCATAGATTGATTGCGTTCTTCCAAGAATTGCTTTACCGCTTAATGTCTCTATTGGAATAGAAGCACCCTCATCAATCATATTTCTTAAATTAACGGCTTGTTCTTCTCTTGCCGCCTCAAAAGACAATTTCCTAGCTTCTTTTGGATCGTAACCATTTTTTAAGTATTGCTCTTCAATTCTTTTACGTATCGTTTCATCAGGTGCGGCACCTTTACCTTTCACTAGTTTTTTTACCCCCGCTACCCCACCTCTAACTAATACTTCACCGCCTAATGTAAGTAGACCCTCTACAGCCATATCTTTTAAAATTTCTTTGTTTGATTGAGTCTGCAAATTTTCAAAAATATCCTCAATAACATACTCATCAAATCCTTTTCCTAGAGCAGCTGAACCTGCTATGATTAAACTACCTAGAGGTGCTCCCATTCCTGTGGACGCAATACCCGCTCCTATTGACGCACCCACAGGTACTATTAAATTAGCTGCCTCACCGATAACATCATATTTAGAAAAACCAGGTTTATTTACATAGATAGTTCCACTTTTTGGTAAACTTAATTCTTTTTTTTGCCGATCATCGACTCTATCTAAGTCTAAGATGAAATACCCTTTGTCATCTTGTAAAAAAGTACCTTCACCAAATTTTTCGGTAAGGCGTTTTACTTTATCACCTTGACTATCAGCTCTACCAAAATAAGCTCTAAAACCAACATCTTCAATCTCTCCATCGTGTGTTGGTTTTAAACTATCGTCTTCTACGTTTTCTTTTGAAGCAACATTAATAGGAGTGCTTTTATCGATATCTCTAACAAATTTTTGTATTTGTTGCATTTCAATAAAAGTAGGAGTATCACCCTCTATTTCGAAATCAACAAACTCATCAGGTCTAATTTCTACTGGAATTGTTGGCATTATTTAACTCGAATTAATTTACCATCTTGCAACACTATTTTACCTTCTTGTTGCCGTAAAGAACTTAAAGTTCCTACTTCTTTATTAAGTTTTAATAATTCATCTTCAGTAATGTTTGATGGGTCATATACAAAATCTAAACCAATATCTATTTCATTTCTTCTTGCTATAAAAATATCCTCTAATAACTGTAAAGCTCTGTCAGCTTCATCGTAATTTTTAAACCAATCTGGGTTTGCCATTATTTCTTCTTCCCAAATTTTAGTATCGTAATTGGAAATACCATTACCAGTTTCCTGTGTTAAAAATCTTTTATATCTACCCATAATTGCTTTTATATTTTGACGATAAACTTTTTCAGATGTTGCTTTACCCACATTTAAATCTGGAAAAACTGCTTTGGCGATTGATACTAATCTATCATTAGCAAATGCAAGAGAACCCCCTCGATCTGCAATATCTTTAGCTGCACTTCTCATTTCACCTATTAAATCTAAAGCATCGTCTACACCGTTTCTTGCGGAAATAAATTTTTTAGCTTGGAGATCAGGAACTAATACTCGTCTTTTGCTAGGGCTTTCTTTATCATAAACAATTGGTACTTCAAAAAATGAACCATCTCCTCCACCTTGTAAAAATTTTATCTGTTCCTTTCCCTCAAACTTTCCTGGGTCGGATAATTTTTTAACTCTTTCTATTGCTAATTGGTTTCGATCTTCCATATTTTGTAAAAAAATATCTCTTTTAAAATCCAGAGTAGCTGCGGCAGAGGCTCTCTCAGCAGCTATATCTTGAGCCTCTCTTTCTAAGGCATATTTACTAGCTGATAGCTCAATCTGCTGTTCATACGCTCTTTTTTCTTTAGCATCTTCGGTAAAGGTATCGCCCATAGCTAAAAAACCTTTTGATATGTTCTGTATTGCATTAGGACTTTCTCCTGCTGCTATAGCCATGCCAAGTTTTGCTAAATCCATACCTTTTTCAAACTTACTTTTACCTTTATATTCAGGCATAGCTTCCATAAATCTAGAAACGTATGTATCTAAAGCATCTTTTTTAACTTCATCTGCTACTGGTTGGTTTAGTAATCCAGTAAGATCGTCCACATCCTTTTTATTCTCAGGATTTTTAAATGACGAGCCAACATTAACTTTTGCTTTTTTTCTTACGTCACCTTCTTGTATTCTTTTTTGCGTTTCTGGTGATTTTATAGACTCTCTAAACTCTTTCTTACTTAAAGGTTTTTCTTCGATTTGCTCTATGGCTTGTGTTGTTTCTTTTTCTTTTTGTTCTACTCGTTTCGCCTCTTCTCTGTCCAAATAAGATTGTAACAACTCTCCTGTTTTTGGAGATTGATTATTTAACTGCTCAGAAACTGTAATTGGTTTTTGTGCAGCCCCAAATGCAGTAAATGGATTGATAACATCTAAAATATTTTTTCCAGTAATAGGACTTTCCTCTAATATTTTTTCACCAGCTCCAGCAATAAGTTTTGTTGGTATTTCCATCCCTTGCCCAATAAGTCTTGACAAAAGATTAGCGTCACTACCACCCTTACCCTCACTTATATCCCTTATTGTTTGAGGAGACACATCTATCCTGTCACCACCTTCTTGTTGCTGTCGCATTAGTTCTCGTAATTGACCTATTCCCATAAACTAACCTCCAAAAAATCCTGATAGGCTTGGCAATCCTGCTGCTCCTCCCAAACCTGAAACAGCTAATCCTGTACCAATGGCCGTGGACAACGGGCTAGCACCTGGAGCTTGAGTTGATGTTATTTGTTGTGAAAGCGAAGGTACACCCCTTAAAATATCACTTTGAAACTGTAATCTCATAAATGGGTCTTGCGCTTGCGCTTGTTGATTTAAGAAATCTGTATCGAGCTGTCTTTGTCCAAAGGCTTGTTCGAGTCCACCTAACCCTAGTTGTGCTTGTTGTCCTTGTAACCCTATATTACCTAATAAAGTAGCCAACCCAGCTTGTCTTGCTTGCTGATTTTCAAAGGCTTTTTGTGCATCTTGAAACGCTTGCGACTGTAAACCTGCGATAGTTTTAGCACGAACGTCTTGCAAACCTCTACCTAATTCTGCTTCTTGCACTGCTTGACGAGTGCCACCAAAAGCACCTTGCGCCACTTGATTACCACGTAATTGACTAAGTTGTCGTAAACCACCTCTATCTATTTCTTTGAGAGCAGCATCTCTTACTAACTCTAGGTTTGGGTCCATAAATTGTCGTAAATTTTCAGCAGTAGGGGCCTGTGCTGTGCCTCTAGCTAAGTCAGCAGCCTCAGTTAAAAATGGTAAAAAGGAGGGTAAGCCTTTTGCTGCCTCTATATCTCTAGCCGTTATGCCACTTAGAGGAGCAACCTTTTGTGTTGGTAAAGTTCTAGGGGTTGAGCCTAACGCAAAAACAGGATCTAATAATCTTCTAGTGTAATCCTCTAAAAAAGGAGCCTGTCTATTGATTACTGACTGTGTGGTTTCATTTGGATTCGTACTCATAGTGCTTCCTGTTCTTGTTCCTGTTGATCCGCTTCCACTCGCAAGTGCTTGTTGTCTTCGAGCTGGATCTATCATTTTATTTTTACCCTATGCCATTCTTTCAAATCGACTCATCAAGTCGTACATTCTTGCTGCACCTAAATCTCTGTCTCCGTTACCTGCACCCCTAACTGCTTGTGCTGTTAACACAAACTCACCGTCAGATAATCTTGCAGGTATACTATCGGATGTACCAGTACCTGGGCCTACTATTTCACCGCCCATAGCTGCTAAAACTTCACCTGGATAAGCAGATCTTAAATAACTTTGTGCATCTCCTACATCTATACCTGTAATTCTAGCTAATTCACTGGCATTAAAAGCTGGCATAATAGCTGCTAACCTTCTATTTTCTATCGCTTCTGCACTACCTCTTTCTGATAACGGAGTGCTAAAATATGCTTGTGCCGCTGTTTGTTGTGGGTTTGGATCTGTTCTTTGTTTATTAAAATCTGATTGATATTTAGCGGCTAAAAGACCCGCTCCTACTGGTAAAACTGCACCTAATATATTTTTTCCTGTTTCACTTTTTAAAAAGTCTGTTACTCCAGCTAAACCTCTTCCTTTACTTTGAGCCGCTTTCTCGGGTTGAAGTTTTTTTGCTAATTCTTTAACTTTGGCTTCTCTACCCGCTTCTGTAAATTCTCCAAAGGCTTTTCTAAATGTTTCCTTACCCATTTCTGGATCTCTACCAAATAATTGACCAATGCCTATTCTTTTACTTTGTCGAGGATCTAAGGATAAATTTTGTTGTGCTCCTGTAAAACCTGAACCTAATTTTTGCAAAAAAGTTGAACCCTGAGGTGCTCCTTGAAAACCTTGTACTCCGCCCGCTAACGCTTGACTTCCAAAATAAGCTGATGTAGCTGAACCTAAAATTTTGTCAATTGATTTACCTTCTAAAGCACCTATACCCCCTGCTACTGCTGCTCCTGCTGCGGGACCAGCTACTGCGCCTACAACAATTGGAGCTGCTACTTTGGCAACTTTTACAACTTTTTTAAATAATTTTTTAAAGAAAAACTCTGGTTGACCCGTGATAGGGTTAATACTATTTAAGGTGTTACCTACGACATAACGATTAGGGTCTTGAATACCCATTAATTGCATTTGTCTAAATAGTTGGTCTTTTAGGTTTGGGTTAGCTTCTAATATCTCCGCAGGAACAACTGTCTCACCCTCTGCTGCGTGTACCATATAGGTATCACCATATCTTCCAAACTCTGCTAAATTGTCTGCTAATTGTTGTATGCCGTTAGTCATCTCTAGTGATCTCTAAATAGCTGCCTACTACGTGTAAGCGGTTAGCGTTACCTGCCGTAACTTTTAAAGCCTCCCCTTCTTCTACTACTAATGGCGCAGATAGTAATTCAACCGTGCCATTACCAGTGGTGGCTTTGACGTTAAACAATACGAATACGTTAGATGACGCATCGGTAATTGTCAATGTTATAGTGGAAGCTGACCCACTATCGTCTGCAACTAGAATAGATTTAAAAATAGCTGTTGCGGGGTTAGTCGTGCTTGAGGCCGTTGGTGCGGTGTATAAAGTAGTTACATCTGTTGTAGTTAAGTCTACTTTAGCATTTTTATAAAACGTACTCATCTAACCTAAAAACCACGCTATGCTACGAGCATTATCAGTGCTCTCTACCTGTTGTGGAAAATCTTTACTTTGCAAAGCTAGTTCGATTTCTCGCAAAATGCTTTGTAGGGTATCTGGATCGTATTCATCAGGTGCCTGTGCTAACGATGACAGAAGTAGTTTAGCCATTATCGCCTCCCATCAGGTCTAAGGTCAAGTCTAGTGTCCCCTAACGTCCAGTTAACATTAGATATATTACTCTCAATACGTAAAGCTATTTGTCTTGCTCTAGCTCGAATAAAAGCCTGTTGCGTGGTAGGTAATACCGCATTAGTTGAATTAGTCGCTAACGTGTCACCAGGAAAGTTTCTAGTCTTTAACACAAAATCTACCTGATTTGTTGCTGCAATATCAGGAATAATACGACTAACTAGCATAAAATTATTGCCATCGGGGTCTAAATCAAAATCAGCAGACTCAACAAAACTAGTCATAGCTGCACCATCATCAGTCGTGCCTGTCTCATGAGTAAATACTGAAGTATTACCATTACTGTCATTACCTGCCGCTCTAGGTAAAGTATGAATATTAAAATCTAACCAGGCAGTGCGTGATAATGTTCCTATGTCCCAAGTTTTTTCGGCATAATTATATTTAACGTACTTATCATTTTCTTCAGAACCAGAAGACGGATAGAACCAAAATATCTCATCAAACATTTTATTCGAACCCGCTACAATTTTTTCGCTTTGATCAATATTAATATCGTCAAAAATATGCCGTAACACCGTGCAAGGTATAATAGATAAGCGACCTGCATACACATAAAAGTTTTCTGTACTCATCCAAAACACACTATCAGCAACTGTGGTTACTGCGTTAGGCCCTATTAAAGCTGTGTTACTAGCTAATAAAGTAATACCAAAAGTATTAGGAGGTCCTATAAATTTCATAGAATGCGTATTAACATCTGTGTAAATTAATATTTCTTGTTTTGTTTTTACTGCACGAATAATTTCTGAACCAGAAGATATGGTCAAGCCACCTGCGGTATTAGTAATTCTTGGTGTCCACACAAAAGGGTTTTCTTGATCTGAAAATCTTACATGCAAAGGATTACGTACTGTAGAGCCAACTTCATTACAGCCGAATGCTAGAACGTGTCTATCGTCAGTTGATACCATTATTTGTCTAACAATAGTTGGTGCGTCTGATGCACCTGATTGTGAGGCTAAATCAGTAGCTCTTGTTCCTGTTGTTAGAGTTCTATCCCAGTAGTAAGGGGTGTTATCTTTAGCGTTAAAAACTAAATCTTCACCAAAATTATCTTGAAACCATAATCGCAACTGCAAATTAGGACTAGTGTTATCTGATAAATTACCCCAACCAGAAAAACTATTTGCTAGTGTGACTGTGTCACCATCACTATGAGATGCGTTAGCAGTTGTGGGAGAAGTTCGGTCAGTTCCACTATAAACATTGGTACCTCTAGCAGAACGGGTTAGATCACTTAATGTAGCCGTTGATACAGTGTCATATAGTATCAATTCATTATTAATTTTTATTAATCCTAAAAATTTTACACTAGCACTACTACTAGCCGCAGCTGCTGTTGTACCGTCTGCACCTCTGGTCAAACCACTAAAGGTATTATTAGCATTAGCTGTATAAATAATATTTTCACTACCAATTTTTATTGTGCCTCTTGCTGGAAAACTAGAACTATCAGCTACAGCGATAGTTGCAGCATCTATCTCGATGTCAACAGATAAAGTTGTATCTGACGGTAAAGTAAAACCTGTAACACTAGTTAAAGTAATCGAAGTAGCACTATTGCTTACTGCACCATTTAAAGTGGTTACTGCGACATCTTGTAAATTACCGCCATATAAACCAGCACTCCAACCAACGCCACCCACTGCTGAACTAGATCCTGTTGTTAATTCATATTTTGCCGTTACTGTTCCGCCACCTGTACCAGCTCCAGACGCTACATCTCCAGTGTCTATTTTATATTGTGAGGAACTTAACACTTCGGTAATACGATGATTAGTATTTATGGCAGAAGCAGCTACACCTTGAAATGTACTTGCACCTGAAAATGTAACATAATCTCCTGTTGATGCACCATGAGCCGTGTCTGTTACGGTTAATACAGAGCTACTGCTAGTAGAAGTAAAAGGATTAGAAAGACCCGTTTGTGTATCACGAAGAGGAGTTATATCAAAATAATTACCACCTTCTTCGATTAAAAATTTATCACTAGTTCCTGTACCCATAAATTTAGAACCGTCTAAAGCAACCCAACTAAATAAAGACCGCACTGTACCTAAAATAGTAGAGGTGCTTAGTTTCAACCAACCGCCTAACTTTTCAGGACGGCCTTTACGAAAGCGTATTAAACTAGAATCAAACCAACCCATTTCATTTGCATAAGACGTACTTTCTTTATTAACTCCTGGTCTAAATTGTAGTTTTACTAATGGCATTATAATCTCAACAATAAAGTGATAATCACACCTGCCATGCCTGTCAACAAAGCAAATGTATGTTGTCTAATATTTCTTTCAATATTTTCTAGTCGGTTAAATACAGTTTTATCTCGTTCCTCAGAACGGGCTACATGCGCTTCTAGTTTTGCATCTAGTTCATGTACTTTTTCAGTTGCATCATTCATTGATTAACTTCCCTCTAATGCAGCCACTCTTGTTTTTAACGATTCTATTTCAGTTACAGCTTCCTGTAATGCAGCAGTTAACAAAGGAACTAATTTAGCCAAATCCATACCTTGATACTCTTCAGTTTCTCCTGTTTTTTCAAAAGTAAATCCAGTTACATGAAGGTCTTTAGGTTTTTCTTCTTCAGTTCCAATAACATTTCCATCTTTATCTTTTATTGTTCCAGTATCAATCATACCGTCTTTTTCACCAGTAACTGCTTCTGGCACTGTAGCCATTACTTCATGCGCTAAAAAACCGTCTTGTGTTGGGGTATCTTCAAAATTAAATCTTTTAGGTTTAAGTTGATTTAAACGAGAAATCCCATCAGTAATATTAACTACATTCTTTTTCAATCTGTAATCTGAAAATGTAATATAAGCTGTATTACTGTTGTTTGTTGAAATATACCCAACAGTAGTTCCCGCACTATTTTGAAAAGCCGCAGGAACACCTATACCACTTGCCGTTGATCTAAATAAAATTCCTGCATAAGTAAGAAAATTATAGCCGTAAGAAGCATTAAAATGTGCCCCACGATGGTTAATATACGCATTGGAATTAGTTAAATTTACATCATGAAAGAAAGATGCCGAACCTGAAGCTGAACCATCTAATGTTAGTGCAGTAAAATTGGTACCACCTGCGTTCATTTTAAACAATATGTCAGTATTAGAACCTTGAGCGTCAATTTCGATATTTCCTGCTGTAGTTGCTAATGTGGAAGCCGCATCACCTGTGCCTATGTCATCTAATGCTACACTAGCTGATACACTACCAAAGACCAAATCACTACCATCGCTTTTTAAAACTTCACCATCACTGCCTAGTGCAAGAGCCGATGGATCTCCATTTGAATCACCAACTATGATTTTTCCTCGGCTTAATCCTGCCATCTTTGCGAGCGTTACTGCGTTATCTTGGATATCATTAGTTTCTATTGTGTCATTTGGAAATGTTGGCACTTGTGTAAAATCAACTACACCACCTGATGAAATAGATATAGCATCTGGATCACTAGCGGAACCAATAGTACCTGCGTCAGGAATAAGCACGTTGCCAGTAGTAGTGAGCTGACCTGTGGTTATTTTTTTAGATAATAAACTTGTAACTGCGGCTCCACTACCTGCACCATCAGCAATTACAATATCAAAACCGCCATTAGGTATGGTGACGTTTGCTCCACTACCTTGTGAAATAATTATAGAATATGGACCACTGCTACCACTATCTGTTGTAGAATTAATAATAAAATATAATTTATCTTGGTCATTAGGACTAATGGTAATAGTATTGTTAGCACCTAAAGCACCTGTAAAATTTATAACTTTAAATTGACCGTCTGATAAAGAACCATCAGAAGTAGTTAAAGTGTGAGTAGTTCCAGATAGTGCAACAGAACCAACCCCAGACAAAACCCTGTCAATAATATCAAAATTAGTATTAAGTGTGCCACCCCATTGACCTTCCTGATCACCCGCAGCTGGTTTTTCAAGTCCATTATTTACAGTAAAACTACTGCTCATTTATTTTGCCTCCAAAGCTGCTACTTTCGTTTCTAGCACTTCAATTTTTGCTATAGCTTCTTGCAAAGCTGCCGTAAGCACAGGCACAAGTTTTGCCTGATCTAAAGCCTGTGGATCTATATTACCATTACTATCAACCGCATCTTTTTCACCTACTACTGCTTCGGGAACAATACTAGCTACTTCATGTGCTACAAACCCATCTACAGTTTTGCTTTTGTTGTCTTTGAAATTAAATCTATAGGTTTTAAAATTTTTAACTCTATCAATAGCTCCAGTTAAATTAACAAGATTTTCTTTAATTCTGTAGTCTGAACTAGTGGTGTAAGCAGTTGCAGAACCACTACATGATATACTTCCTGCCGAGGTACCGTTACCACTTGTTCTAAAAGCAAGCATCGTAACTGATGAAGGAGAAGCAATAGATGAATTTAAAATCATAGCGTTACTAGCAAAATCGATATAAACTATGGCTGAAGAAGCCTCTGTATTACCTTGCGCCCCAAAACATGCTGTTGCAGAATTTATACACTTCCACAATCTATTAACACCAGCACCTAAGACATAATTTTTAGCCGCATCTTTTCTAGTTCCATTTACTCCAAAATCAAAAGATACGTGTGATTCTGGGAAAACTGCGTTTTCTGTGCCCTCTCCAGAAACAGTCATAACATCAGTGGTAGTGCCACCATTTGTTGAAGCAAAAGATATTTTACTATCTTCTGAACCATCTGCGGCAGTTGTGAGTTTAGATTTTATTCTACCAACTGTGGTTTCATTGCCACCTGCATCATTCATTAAAAAGTCAATCTGTCCACCAAGGTCATTATCAGCAGCGGTTCCTGCGCCTCTAGTTCTTTTTAAATTTAATATTGGGCCTGCACTAGCATCGTTAGTAATTGAATTTAAAGTAGTCTCTGTGCCTGTGGTTTCTATACTATTCACAGCAGCACCAGCTGTGATAGTTTGTAAAGTAAGTTTGCCATCTTCTGTAGTGTTTGAAACATCTAGTGCAGTTGTTGTAATTTTAGCGAAATCTACTTGTGTGTTATTATCATTTTCCATTTTAAATTCTATCTGACCACCCACATCATTATCATCAGGACTATCAGTTGTTCTATTAAGAATTAATACAGGAGCAGCGTTGGCATCGGCTTTATCAATATTAATTTGTAAACCTGAATCCGCTACATGGGCCAATGAAATTTCACTATCTGCGCCAAAATCTATTTTACCGCTGTCTGACACCAAACTTAGATCATTTGCTATTGCTATATTCTCTAAAACATTTATGACAGTTGATGATGACCCACTACCAGGAAACTTTAAAATATAGTCTTTACCTGCTAATAATTCTACATCTCTAGCGGCATCATAAGTTCCTTGAAAAATTAAAATACTTCTACTACCAGATAAACTATTTCTTACAAATACTACTTTTTCAGCGTCATTAGGGGTAAGTTGAACAAAAGCAGTGCCTCCTAAATCTCCACCATCTTTAAATTCAATATATTTATTTCTACCATTTGATGATGTGCCATTGGTAATAGGTAAATCATTAGGAGATCCTGAGCTGCCCGTAGCCCCTAAAGTAATTTCTACTACTCCATTTGTAGCTTCGTCTATTAAATCCATGTTTGTGTTAGACATAGTTCCCCAGGTACCTGCCTTGTCACCAGTTGCTGGTTTTTCTATGCCTATGTTCGTTGTAAATGTACTAGCCATTGTATTATCCTATGCTGCTATTTCTTCCCAATTAGGGTTTCCGTTTAGTGTAACATTTGTATAAAGAACAGGTGTATTTATTTGATTTCCCATACCGCTATGAACAGTACAAAAATAATGCAGTGTTGGTGTACCAGAAACAACCACTATTTGCAAATAAGAACCTGACTGTCCTTGAGTGCCAACTATTGTAACATTGTCTGAATAAATCGATCCTCCTGCGTGTGTTCCATCAGAAGTAGTAGATAGTCTAAAGGGATGTAATGCTGTTGTACTATTAGATGTATCAAATCTATAAGTTTTTCCTTCTATCAATGTAAGCACTGGACGTTCCACACCATCAATATAAAAAGCATTACCGCCTCCAGTCTTGGGATACACCGTAACTATAAAAGTAATAATTGGATTAGTGTCAATATCACTATAAGTAACAGTTTGTGAATCATCTACTAAAGA